CTGGATAGAGGAACCAAAAGGGTCAAAAAATAGAGTAGGATTTGAGATGCAGGTGCGATTACGAAAGAGTAAAGTTGGAGGAGAGAACTGGGATTCTGTAACAATTCCTTTTAGAGTAGATGGAGGTATAGATATATTAGAAAGTTATATTAGAGAAGCTATACAGAAGAAAATAATTATTCAAACTGGCCCGTGGTACACATATAAAGAACAGAAATATATGGGGTTGAATAGTTTGAAACAATTGTTCTTAGAAGATGAAGCCCTTGCGGAGGAACTAAAAGAAAATGTTACCTCCTAGAGATTATACAGCCCAAGAAAATATTATTGCTGAATATTTATCTGAATGGGGATTACGATATGATACACAGGTTTGGTTTCAACCTTACACAGTAGATTTTTTTATACCAGAGATTCATACAGTAATCGAAGCTGACGGAATATACGGACATTTAAGTAGTCAAGATAAAAGAAGAGATGAACGTTTATTGTATATCTATGATGACGATGTACATATCGTTATACATTGTAGAGAAACAACTAAAAAGAAAATTAAGGATTTTTTATGGCGGGAATTAAACAAATTGGGACAACCACAGGAATAAAAAAACGTAAACCAAAACGACAATCTGCGGCGAGAACCACTAATCAAGATAAAGAATTTTTAGCTTTATTAGATGAACATCTGAAAGGTAAAATGTCTCCACATCGAGGTAATGTTTTCTATCCATCAGCGTTAGGTAGTACTTGTGATAGATATTTATATGCATCATTTAATGGTTTATTACTATGGGAAGATTTAGACCCTAGAGTAAAACGTATATTTGATGTGGGGTCTGGATTGGAAGATCGTATGACTAAATATTTCACAAGGATGAATATATTAAAAACACGAGAATACCCTGTTTCATTAGACTCTCCCCTATTAGTGGGAGATTAGACTTTCTCGTTATTCATCCAACTAAAGGAGAAGCTATCGTAGAATTAAAATCTATTAATGAAAAAGGATTTAAAGAATTAAAACATGCCCCAAAACATGATCATTTAGTTCAATTACAGATTTATTTAAACTTACTAAATAAAGATTACGGGATTGTTTTATATGAAAATAAGAATGATCAAACTTTAAAAGCTTTTAAAGTAGATAGAGATGTTACAATGTGGGAGAAATTATTAGAACGTTGTGTTACAATTATGAATATGCTACAAATTCCTGAAGTGTGTACAGGAGATACATGGTGTAAATGTAAGGGAGTTAAAAATGGTAAATTATAAAGAAGGTGAACAATCAGAGAAATGGACACCTATGAAAGCATTAGGTAATGTCAGACGGCGATTAGCTTCTGATTTACAAGTTTCTTCTTTTGATTATGACTTAGACAAATTACCTAAAATTCCTCTAGAAGATTTTGCATCGTCATCTAATGACCGTCTAGAAAGTTATCTTGCTATGTTTGGTGGGTATACAAGTTATTATGAAGCAGAAGTTGCGAAACGAGAAAGTACCCTATTTGCATTACAAGCTGCTTATGATGATGGAACAGCTAGAGCTATGAATAGAATTGCGAAAGCTAGGGAAGAAGAAGGTAAGAAAAAACCTACACGAGAAGAATTGAAGGGCGAAGTTTTAGAATCATATCCTCAATTATGGGAACTTCGGAAAGATGTTATCGAAAATGAAGCTGCTGTTATAGAGACTCGTGGTACATTAAAAGCATATGATAAAGCTTATGCGGCGGTTTCAAGGGTTGTTGGATTAAGGACAATGGGAGATAGACAACGGTGAATTATTTAGGTTTAGATTGTTCTTCCAAAGCTGTGCATGGAGTTATTATAACGGAAACTGAAGCAATACTTCATAAATTAAAATTTGACGGAGTTTCAAAAGGTTCTTTAATTCCTTATGTTCCAGATGTGGATAATAGACTTTTTCAGATATTTGATAAGTTTGCAGGTTACTTGAACCAAGAATTAGAGTATAATAATATACAATGTTCTGCAATTGAAGCAGCAATTTATATTCAAAATGCTCGTACTACTATGAATATTTCTGGCGTAGTAAGTGTTGCAAAATATTTATTACATACAAAAGGGATTTTATGTTATCCGGTTGATAACAGAACTTGGAAGAACCGAATTGTAGGTAAGGGTAATGCAGGAAAACCCGATATTAAAAAATTTGCGGTAGATAAGTGGGGAGATGTATTCCCCGAACAAGATTATGCAGATGCGGCTTGCATTGCATTATGGGCAAAAAGATATAGTAGACAAGGTTTCGATGTAGAGGCATCTAAAACTAAACCCATTAAAGAATCAGTAAACAGAATACTTGGTAAGGAGAGTTAAATGGCAGATAAACCAAAAACTTATTATATGAATACCGGAAAAGCGGTACCAAAAAAATCGGTTTATGAAGACCAACTTCCAGATAATATGTCATTGGAAGAGTTTCGTAAGACACGAGGGACTGTAGTATGGTGTAAATATTATGAATGTGTACATAATAAACAATTTGAAAATACGCAAAGGACAACAGGTACAATTAGAAAGAAAACAAATTTTAAACCTATTAGTGAACAAGAACATATTTGGAAAGGTGTATGTACACGAGATGAAATTGGGGTAGATTTTAAAGCCTTTTTCTCACCAAGTGGAGCAAAATTTAGTGTTCCAGCTTGTTTTGTTGCAGGAACAAGTAAAACCGGATATTTAGATTTTAGTAGACTTTTACAAACAGATGGTACACCTTATGGAGGAAGTATTGAATCACAAGGAGAACACGGTTCAACTGGATTCATACACTAATGCCTAAAATTATATCTCCCGAAGTTCGACTAGAAGCAATGAGTTTATATGTTTCAGGAGAACATACGGCAAAACAAATAACCGAAAAATTATCGGAAAAATTTGGAGTTGACATTACGATTTCCACAGTTTACGCTTGGTCAAAAAGATTTAAATGGGATGAGAAAAAATTAGAACTTCAAACTATTGGAACTAGAGCAGTAATGGAATCGGAGAGTCAACGATTCGCCAGATTGAATACAGAACATCTTGATCTCTATGAAAAGATGCGACATAAAGCAGCAGATAATTTGGAAGGATTAGATTTTCATGATGCTGGAGTTGCGTCACGTACAATTGATATGAGCATTCAAGGTGAACGAGAAACTATGAAAGGTTTAATTAATATTCAATTTGTCCAAGATATTTTAAATGTATTAGTTGAGGAAATCCAAGACCCCGAACTTATTAGTAGACTTGCTTCAAGATTTCAAGGAATTATTCAACACGCGGATACTAAGAATTAATGACTACTCCAAAAACTAACGAAGTTATAACAGTTGCAGATGCATTAGCTAGACTATCAGAAGGATTAACAGTTAATCAAAAAGCTAAAATAGGTAGTTTTCATGAGTTTATTACTGATATTTGGTCACTAAGTTTTGATCGTCCTGAATTATTTAATTCATGGCATGTTGGAATAATAGCAGAAGATGCAGAACGTGCTTTGGCAGATAACAAAAACTATGTTGCAATTCTCCCACGTTTCCATTTTAAAAGTACCTTACTTGGACATGGCTTTAGTGTATGGAGATTATTAAAAGCAACACGAGACACTTCTATTCTATATCTTTCTTATAGTGATACTATGGCTCGTTATCATATTTCCGAAATCAATAAAACGGTACAGCGTAACCCAGTTCTTATGGAAATGTTGACTGCAAGGAATACTCGTGCCGAATTTCAATTTCGATATACAATGAATAATAAACCTGTAGAAATTTTACATGGAGGATTATTTTCATTTAAACGTGGTATGCATGTCAACGGAGCATTGATAGCAGATGATATTTTAAGAGACCCCGAAAATCCTCTTCAGTTGGGGGAGATAAATAAAATTGAAGATCATTTCATGACGGAAACAATGTTTATTCCAAATCGAGAAGCTCCAGTAATAGTATTAGGTACTCCTATGTTACCTGATGATTTGTTATCTAAACTACAACGAGATGATAGATTTACTTCTCGTGTCCTCCCAGCACTTGATCCTACACCAACTCGTCGGGTTCTTATGCCTGATCTATTTGATGAATCATGGTTACTAGCTCAGCAATCTGCTAGACCCAAATCTTTTGCTTCAGAATTTCTCCTACAACCATCCTTTCAAACTGAATCCTATTTCAATAGAGAAGATATTTCTAATTGTGAAGACTCCAATTTACGCGAATTTAGTGCTTACAAAAAGTACGAAAAGCAACCAAATGAACAATTATTTGCTGGGTTTGATGTAGGTAAGAAACGTCACCCGTCGCATCTTGTAATTTTTAGTAGGGTAGGCAACGAGCTAAAACAGATAAATCAAACATGGTTAGATGGTTGGACATATTCTGATCAAATCCAGTTTTTGAATGAGGTTGCACAAAACTTTCAGTTAGAAAAAGGGTATATTGATAATACAAGGGGAGAATTAGAAGACCGTGGATTAGAACAAGTTTGGTGGCCTATGGTCTTCACTGTTAAAAGTAAGCACACAATGGCTCAAATTCTAGAGCAATATGTGCATGGCGATAAGCTAAAACTTTTAAAAGATGAAAGACAAACCCAACAGATTATTTCTGTAAATAATGATTTGAAAGCACCTGTGACTCCAATGGGACATGGAGATGCTTTCTTTTCTATTGCTATGGCTGTTCAAGCGGCTTGGGAAACTACGATTTTTAAATATGAAACATTAGGTAGCACCTCAGATTGGATTGACGCAGTAGCTCCGGGAGAAACTCCTGAAAGTAGGTCTGATCCAGATGGTTCAAAGCAAGCGGCTTTTAGGAAATTAGAAAAAGCATTGCCCGATCAGAATAGAGTAGATGAAGAAATAGTAGAACGTCTTAACCCTGATTGTTCCGATGACCGTTGTCAGCCAAATTTTTGGGTAACGGAACGTAAATTATGTTTATACTGTGGATACAGAGGATAGGAGAACTAAATGACCACTACCACAATTACAGAACTACCAATTTCTTTGAGTCCACAAGCCGAAGTCGTTGCTCAAAAAAGATACTTTCTTAAAAATACTGATAATGAAATTGTTGAAAATGCTTCAGAGATGTTCAGAAGAGTTGCTGATGCTGTTGCGTCTGTCGAAAAACAGTATGGTAAATTAGATGTTGATGTTCAATTAACATCTAATGATTTTTATAACATTATGTCTAATTTAGATTTTCTTCCAAATTCACCGACTTTAATGAATGCAGGTACCGAACAAGGAACGTTATCCGCATGTTTTGTATTACCTTTAGATGATAGTATGGAAGGGATAATGAAAACCGCTTTTAATACAGCTATGGTACAAAAGTTTGGTGGTGGTACTGGATTTGCTTTATCTAATTTAAGACCTAAGGGAGACAGAATTAAAACCACGCATGGAGTTTCTTGTGGGCCAATTGAAGTTTTAAAAACTTTATCTCGTGTTTCTTCTATGATCACACAAGGGGGTAAACGTGATGGAGCAAACATGGCTGTTATGGATGTTCATCACCCCGATATTCTTGAATTTATTGATTGTAAAAAAATAGAAGGAACGATACATAATTTTAATATTTCGGTTGGAGTAACCGATGATTTCATGAAAGCCGTCAAAGCGGGTATAAGTTACCCACTAATCAATCCACGTAGTAATGAGGTTGTTGGTAATTTAGATGCTCGTGAAGTGTTTGATAAAATTGTTCATGGGGCACATCGAAACGGAGAACCCGGAATGATTTTCCTTGATGCAATCAATAGAGATAACCACGTAGTTTCTAAATATGGACGTATGATTGCTACTAATCCTTGTGGAGAACAACCACTATTAGGTAATGAATCCTGTAATTTGGGATCAATTAATGTAGCTAATTTCTTTACTCCGTCAACTTTTGCTACATCAGAGGAACCTTCATTAGATTGGAATGAGAATATTGATTGGGCAGAACTAGGTAAAGTTATAAAAATTGCAGTACGTTTCTTAGATAATGTTATTGATGCAAATTATTATGCAACCCCTGAAATTGAACATATGACCAAAGATACCAGAAAAATTGGACTTGGAGTTATGGGTTTTGCTGACCTTCTTATTCAATTACGAATTGGTTATGATACAGAAGAAGGACAAGCAGTTGGAGAAATGCTTATGGGTTTCATTCAAGATGTTGCTGATAACGAATCTCGTAAGTTAGCTGAAGAAAGAGGAGTTTTTCCTGCATGGGAGAGTAGTGATTATTTTATATATGAGGGAAGTAAGCAAGTAGCTCCTGAAAGATATAGGAATGCTTGTCGATTAACGGTAGCTCCTACAGGAACAATTTCAATGCTTGCAAATACTTCAAGTGGTATAGAACCTACGTTTGCTTTGGCATGGCGTAAAATGAATATTCTAGAAGGAGAAACCTTATATTATATTAATAAATATTTTGAAAAAGATGCTCGAACTTATGGATTTTATTCCGAAGAATTGATGGAAGATATCTCTAATGGGGGGTCTATCAAGAATAGATCGGATATACCAGACTGGATAAAGAAAGTTTATACTACCGCAGGAGATATTTCACCAACAAATCATGTATTAATGCAAGCAGCTTTTCAAGGTTCATGTGATTCAGGAATTTCTAAAACTATTAATTTCCCTAATCATGCAACTATTGAAGATGTATATCTTGCTTATATGACTGCGTGGGAATCTAACTGTAAAGGTATTACTGTCTACCGATCAGGCAGTAGAGAAAAAGAAGTTTTAGTTAAAACCGAATCGGCTAAACAAGGAGTATTCGATGGATTTGAATCAGTTGAAGAATCTTGTTGCGAAAACAGCTTTCTTATTGAAGAAAATGGCTGTGTAACGTGTAAAATATGTGGCTGGAGTAAATGCCATATAGCGTAAATTTGTATTTAATTAGTATAATATAGTAGTAAAAGTAGGAGAATAGTTATGACAATGGGAAATATCCTTAGAGAACGGGATGAACAGTATGTTGCCAATAGAGATGAATCTGGAACATGGAGAATTCTTGATACGTGGCATGATGCATTAAAAACGGTGAATCCAGAGGAAGATATTGATGATGAAAATGCTGCGGTAATGGTTTTGACGGAAGGAGCTTTTATATCTTTAATGAAAGAAGCAGGTAGAATGGGAATATTAGATAATGTTTCTGAATCTAGTGGACGTTCAAGTGAAGAAATAGATGAAATGATTACAAATTATAATACCGCACAAGAAAAACTAATGAATTTAGAGCGTAAAGTTGTCGAACAGAAAGATGAACTTGCCCAATTACGTGTTCATAGTAGTAGATCACAAGACTATTATATTAAAGAAAAAGCAATGGATGCTGTAATTAGATTAGCTGCTATGGATACAATATCATCTAATAATTTAATAAAGACCGATAACTTACCCAAGGATTAATTTATGAAATTAGCTGAATATATGCCTGAAATGCCCGGAATGGCTCAGAAAATGATTGATATGAATGAAGGATTAAACTTTGTTCAGTTAATGAAGCAACAAGGGGATAAGAGCCAAGCTCCTTCTATTGGTTTAGATCATATTGTAAATACATGGGTTCGCCACCAAATGGCATACAGGCAACAGCTTGTACAAGATTTACAAATGATATCGTATTCTGTTGCAGAAGTTAGAACGGCAATAGGACATATTACAGGAGAAGTTTTTAGACGAGGTATAGAAATTCATCCAACAACGGATAAGGCTGATCGTTCTCAATTAGAATATTTTGAAACATTTTTAACAGATGCTAACGTATTTGATCAAAGTTTAGAAGCTGTTTTAAAACAATTCCATACGGATATAAATACCGTGGATGATGGATTTTTATATTTAGTAAAAGAGTATTACGACGACGGCAAAAAGATACGATCTAAAGTAAAAGAAATACGTAGGCTAAACCCCGCTCTTATAGAGTTTGATCTTGACCAAGCAGGAATACCAAAAAATTCTCATTTTATTTGTCCTATGGATCGAAATGATGTGGAAGATACTCCGGGAAAATCGAAAAAAGGTTATAAACGTGTTCCTGCAATGTATAAATATTTCCATAGAAATCAACATCTCTATCTAAGAGATACAGAAATTATTCATGTTTCTAAATTTTCTCCGTCCGAAACATATGGTTGGTCGCCAATTTTAACTATATTTGAAAAAGCATTAACATTAATTGGTATGGATAAAAATCTATATCGATATTTCTTTGAGCGTAAGATGCCCGCATCTATGCTTATGGTTACAACAGATGATGCCGAAAGTTTACGTAAGGAACGGGAACATATTGCGGCTGCGACACGCTTAGACCCTAACTACATTCCAATGGTAGCGGTATCTAGCCGTAACCAAAGAGGTCGGGTAGATTTAGTTAGACTGTTCCATACCTTACAGGAAATGGATTATTTACCAGTTAAAGAGGAAATTAGAGAACGTGTGGGTGCTGTATGGGGTGTGACCCCTGCATGGCAAGGTGCTCCAGAAGCGTTTGGAGGGCTATCTACCCAGACACAACAACTTGTTGTTATGAGTCGAGTAGTTGAATCTGATCAACGTTTGTTCCACGAAAAAGTTTTTCCTAAGTTACTTAAAGCTTTTGGGGTAACGGATTTTGAATTACTTCTCCCAACCCCCGAAGAAAAAGCTGAAGCTACTAGAATTAGTTTTGCCCAACAACGAATTGGAATTGCAAGTCAATTTGCCCAATTAGGATTTGATTTAAAATTAAAAGAAGATAATGTTCCAATAGAAGAAGCAGAATTTATGGTTAGTGGAGAAATGGCTCAGATGACTCAGATGCAAGCTCAAGGACAAGCATTGCAACTTCAACAACAAGTTCAACAAGCTGAACAGATGGAACAACAACAAGAAGCTATGGCAGGTGGAGGTGGTGAAGAAGGTGGTGGTGCAGAAGGTGGTGGGGGTGAAGAAGCTCCCCCAGAAATTCAAGCGATGGAAAAATCAATACCAGCTTCTGAAAGGAAGTTTAAAGGACGTACTGGAGGTAGAACACCAGACTATAATGATAAAACTCCTTTAGAGGAACGTGATATAGATGAATGGGCAGATAAACGTAAGGAGAAAGCCGAAGATCGTGCTTGGGGGTTAGAAATAACTAAAACATGGGTTCAATCTTTAAATGAACAAGGTTTTACGGCTCCAATTATAAAAGAAGTTGCTCCAGACGGTTCTAAGATGTGGTTCATAGAAAAGGGTATAGACTATGTTGCTGATTTATCTACGGGTAAATTAGGAGAAATACAAAAAGCAGTATTTGGAGCTTCGCATGTTGCTTGGCCTACAAATGTTAATCCTCCACCAACGGGCAAAGATAATTCTATAAGCTATGCTCCCACGGGTTCTAATAAAAAACGTGATGAAGATGATGATGAGGACGATTAATGCCTGTACGTCAACGAGAAAACAAGTGGTATTGGGGAAGTAAGGGGCCATTTACATCTCGTAAGAAGGCAGAGAAGGTAGCTCAAGCTGCCTATGCATCTGGATATGTTTCCAAGTTATTTGATTTTACAAAACAAGTTCCCCCTAAATCAGAAGGTGAAGTACCAGATTTTACTAAACCTTTAGATGATAAAATTAAACCTTTAGGTACTAATGTACCAGAAGAATTTAGAGAATATTTAGCAGGTAAGAAACCTCCCAAGGGAGCTAAAATTCTTATTGGGGCACGAGGTAAAACTTTTTATGATACAAGAACCCTTCAACGAGCTAAAACAGATAAAGAAACCCAACACGACGAGTTTGAAAAAAAATATGCTGCTTTAGCAAAAAAAACCAGTGATGCCGAGAAAACACCAAGTCGCAGAATGGCACCTGAAGAAACAGCTTTGATGCAACAGGACTGGAAAGCATACTCACGTTCCCGCGGATATACCGAAGAAGAAATTGCCGACTTCGAGAAGTTTATAAATATGACTACCGAGGGAGTTGAAAAGTATGGGTATAGTATGGATGATTTGCATGTAATGGCTAGGGAGGCAGTAAAAGCCCAACCGAAAGTTCCCGAAGCTTCCCTCGAAAATCAGAAAATAGCAGAAGAGAATGATAGACTAAATGATACTTTACCCGATGAAGATGTTCGTACCACATCCCAATCTAAAATAGGTAAGGATTTAGAAAAGTTTTGGAAATACTCTCCTAAATCACGCCGTTTTTATGAGAAGCAACCTAGACCCATGACGGCTGAGACACACTACGCAATTTTTGATGTATATTTAGGTAGTCGTGATAAGTCCGTAGACGATGCAGTACAGGAGATTAATTATATATTAGCAGGTGAATTTCAGAATGACCCGGATTATTCGGAAGAAAGTCGTAAAAGGTTTTACGGCTCCAATTATGATGAATGGGCAGATAAATATGTAAGAGAACCTACAGGGGCACGACGTACAGAATATTCTAGAAAAGACATAATTGAATTTGCACAAGATATTCAAAGACGAGCTCGTTATTTAACCAAAGATTTAGGTGAAACCCTTACAGTATATCGGGGTAATGAATATTCTAAACGTCAGGAAGAGGATAAAGAAGCAAGATTTGGGGCAGGAGGACTTGGTACAGGTCTAGGGAAAAGTGTTTCCGTTTCTCTTACTCGAAAGGTAGCAGAAAGTTTTGCTGGTTTGGGGACTATAGATTTAACTGTAGGGCAGGTACAAACTATGGGAAATTTACATACAATGACTATAAATCGAGCAGATATTTTAGCCGATGTACGAGGAGGGAAGTATGACGAGAAGGAATTAATAATCCCCACACAAGTTCTTAAGAAAAATTCTAAGTCAACTCTTGTAATAAAAAATAAGGAGGGTAAAATAGTAGAAATGGAGAAGACTATACAAAAAGCCTTACAAAATGAGGATTCATGGGCTGATCATATTGCAAGAATGAATCCCGACTGGCCCACATATGATTCAGATTATGCAAAACAACATCATGCAATGTTGAGGGATTATAGAAATTATAAACTTCATCCAAAAGATGTTAAGAAACTTTATTATGATGAAAAACGAGAAATTGATCTTGCGTTAGGTAAATATAGAGCTGGAGAGGAACAAGAAGCGACTAAGACATCCCAAGCAATTTATGAGGAAGAATATAAAAAAAGCCTAAAAAGACTTAATAAATCTTCATCTTCTGGAAATATATCTCAACTATTAGATCATGTAATATTACAATCTAGATATTTACTAAAACAAGACCCGCCAGAAAAACCGAAGTTACCTATCGATTTCCCTTTATCTGGAGGTGATGAGTATTCACCTATGAGGGCACAACAATCTGGAGACACAGCACATAGATTACCAGCTTCACAATTACCTCAAACTGCCAGACAATTAGAAGCTGCCAAAATTCCACCGGAACGTAGAATGTATTTCAAGGGTAAACCTCCAGAAGGAATAGACCCAGAAGAAGATGTATATCCGGGGATAGATGATGAAACAGCAACTTTTTACGATTCAGATAAATTAGATTCCAAAAAACATTCCGATCATTTAAATACCTTAATTAGTGATACAGCACTTGAATTAAGGACTTTAATGAAAATGGAGGGAGACCGCCTATTAACACCTACAGGTATGTACCGATATGGTTCCGAAAATATCTATATAAAATTAGAACTTACACAAGAAGAGTATGATTTGCGAGCCCAAGATTTAAGAGACAAAGCAGCAGCTCAATGGACAGAAAATTTTGTTGGCAATCCAGAGTGGAAAAAGCTTCATGAGAAAGTAATATCTGAAGACCCCGAAATTCGTCGTCTAACAAAGCAGATAAATGAGATGCTAGAAGACCCTTCAAAATTTATACATACAGACAAAGAAAAATCAGCAACTGAAATGCGTCATAGAATATATGATTTACATAATAAATTAGCTACTCTTCTGGTACAAGATATGAGAGATTTAACTGTGGACGGAGAAAAAATAAACACTAATCCAAATTTAGATATTTTGGATAGTGCTAAATGGGAGGTAGCTTTTGTAGAAGGTATAACTGATATCCGTAGAATTGGAAAGAGTCCTGAAACTCTAAAACAGGAATTATCGAAGCAAATAGATGCATGGCGACGAAAAATAGCTGCTCCTACGGATTCCCCCTATACCTTTGATACAACAAAAATATCTAGTGCAATACAAGACTTAAGGACGACATTAGAGGGGGTAACAGCAATTCATAGGGGAGTAGAAGGAAAAAGTACATTAGCTTTTACCCCTACGTTATGGAAAAATATGTATTTTCGGAACCATACGCCAAAGACACGCCCATTTAATGCTAGGCTAGTAGTAGCCCATGAATTATTTCATTCGGGTAGTGTGAGTCCTGATAAAACTAATTATTATGAGAATTTTGCTACGGGTAGAATACAAGATGCGGATTGGGGTAGACATAGTAGTTTGTATGATCCAAAGCAAGGTGAATGGAAGAGGTGGGAAAAACCCCGAAATATGAGTAATAAAGAATGGGACAATCATCAAGTAAATAAGACAATAGGAAATTTACGTCTAATGTTTGAGGAATACCCAACTGAAATATTATCTGAACGAGCCGTAGCCCAAAAATATATGCCTGATGCTACAGATGTAGACGGGGGGGAACGGTGGAATCGTAAAGATGGAAACTATGATGACTGGATGACGGGGTATACTACAAAGGGACTCTACCCATTTAGTAAATGGATATTAGGATATACGGGGTCTACGAAAGAGGCTATCTCCCTATTAAAAGA